AGGGCATTTCGTAACTATAACGCCCTAAGGCTATATCAGCTAGCCTCGTTAGTAACCTGAACCTCGTAGTTACGGGCAAGGCTGACATTCTTAGCAACAGTGATACCCTCACCATCACCAAGCATTACGATGTCGTAGCGCTCCTTCATCTTAAGGGAACGAATGTCACGAGTTGGATCATCGAACTGATCTGTGCTCATGTCATCCTTAACCAAAAGGGTGCCAACCTCATTGCGGTCAATGAGGAAGAGGTCTGACTTGGCTGGTGTAGCGCCACTCTTAGCGGTGAAGCTGACGAATGGTGAAACCAGGACATTTAGACCCATGGGAGCGGTAGCGTTGAGTGCACCCTCAGCGGACTGAGGACGATAACCCCAACTTGTACCAACGCCAGAGGCTGCACCGCCCATGTGGAAGATGGCGTCCTTGAGGAACACCGACCACATTAGTGGGTGAAGAATGAAATCTGTTGGTACATGATTTTCGGCCATAAGAACAGCAGCCATATCTACGATGTCATCCCAGGTAACGGTGCTGTTGGCGGCGCCATCAACATCGAGACCAGTTGTGTTATCGTAAGAAACATCGTCATTATCGAAGACGATAGTAGCTGCATCCTTGAAACGGCTAAGAGCAATTTGCTCCTTAAGGCGAGCCATGGCACGGCCAGCAGCGCGGACATGTAGACCGACAATGTCCCAAAGTGAGTCAGCGATAACTTCCTCAGTGAAGGCGAGCTTAACGCCCTTCTTTGAAACTTTGCCCTCTACCTGCTTTGCGAAGGCGAGTGCTTGCTCTGGGTACTCTTGACCCTCAGGGATTTCGGCAGCTTGGATTGCGTTGACTGCTGGGAACTCCAAGGAGCGCCCCTTACCGAGGCGAACTGTTGAAAGTAGTGGAGTCACTAATAGTTGTGGCTCAGCTGCTTCCCTTAAAGTACGAGAAAGAACCTTGGGGAAAAGTGCAGCCGCATCAGCGGACGCAAAAGCTTCCTTAATAGTAACTCTATTCTCTTCATCAATGTTCCCGTCCTCAGTCAGTGCAGCCTCCCAAGCTGGGAGACCCGAGAGGAGCTCTTGGATTGTCTTACTCATCTTAGGATTATTCCTCCTGTGCTATAGTTTATCAGAGTGTGAGATTGACGCGGAATGCACCAATCACATTATGTACGTCCAGGTTTGAACGAATACCGAGCTTGCCGCTATAAGTACCAGCGCGGGTAAGCTCATATACAGTCTTCAGTGCACCTGGATCAGATGGAAGCTGCATGTAGCTGAGAAGGCCATCATCGAAGTTTGTAGCAAACTTCTCAACCTCAATGACCTTGCCAACCTGCAGGTGTGAGTAAACAGCGCTGCTGTTGTACTGCTCTGCAGCGGTAAGCTTAACGGGACGACCCATATGGTCGGCACGTACAGCGTCCCCAATGGCAACGTCGGCGTTAAGGCCGTCAACCATTGGATACTCTACGTAACCATGTGTAATGAACCCGGCGCCCTGTGAGGTGCCCTTGTCAAATGGTCTGTAGAGATCGTACTGAGCGCAACCGATTGGAACTGAACGTGCAGGAACAGTCACAGTATCGGTAGAACCACTTGTGCTAGTTGGTGTAGCACCATCAAGTGGATCCCAGCCGCTCATGGTGTCGCCCCAGGTGACAGATGAAGCTGTACCGTTTGCAGGAACAACTCTTGCATCGCCATTGCTGTCGGCAACCACCGAAAGGATAGTACCCTTAGTGACGACAATCTCAAAACGATCATCTTCACTGTCGTAGTACCATGTGGGAAGACCCTGGTCAGGGAGCAGGTATGCGCTGGGGGCAACACCCTCAGAAACAACAAAGCGACCTGAACCTGTCTTGCTATGTACTTTACGGAACTTTGCTAAACTCATTTTATTATCTCCTTAATTATCAGAGTTTACGTCTACCCATAAGGGTGTCTACTAAAACCTGCTCAAAAGAATTAGTTGGAACTTCTTCATGCTCAGGCTCGTTATCTCCATCAATGGTGACAACATTCTCTTCAGCAACAACCTCAGCCTCAGACATAATCTCTGGCATAACCAAAGACTTCATCTTAGCAGCAGGGGTCTTTGCCAAATCTCTAAGAGAGTCGGCAAGCGATGAAGCGGTTCTTGAGGCGTGCTCGCCAACAAGACTCTCTCTATCGTCAACTGACTCAATCCCTAAGGCAATCTTAGTATCAACAACTCTTTCGACCAAAGTCATGTGCAGTGCACCCTTTAGTTTTGAATTCTCATCTTTAAGAGATGAAACTTCACC